CTCGATTACGCCGACCTGACGTAGTGACCGAGTACACCGAATTGGTTGCTTGGGCCGATAATCTCTGCTGGCAAGCGGGTTTGTTAGCTAGGCTGGTTTGTGTGCCTGCAGTGGTGTGGTTCTTAGTCGTTCCTTGTTTCAAAAGAACTCCGGCTGAAGCCGTTGAGAGGGAGAGGATGGCAGCTACATTACCTACGCAGCGCGTACAATTCTCAGCATGGTGCGTGCCCAATTTCAAATTCAGCCAAAATCGGATTCGAAAGCACTCTTTTATAAGGATAAAGAACTTCACCCATTTGGGAGATGGCATTATGGACGACTTCAAGTGGAAGATGCTTGCAAAAGCCCGGCCTATCACGCATCCTGGCCCGATTCTACACTCCATGATTGAAGCATTCCCCAATTTCGTGTTGGCTCAGACTCCTTGGAACACACTGGTCGCTTTACGGGAACGTGCTTTGCGTTTCCGGCTTGCGCCAAATTGGCAAGCGGTAGAAGGATTTCGTTGGGCATTATTCCATTTCCTCCCCCGTCTGGATGTGGAAAAAGCCTCGTCAGCCGACATCGACGAGTGGTTACGCAATCGGCAGGCGAAATACAAAGACAAGTATGCTCGAGTTTTGTCTCATTTGGCAACTCATGGATTCCAGTATTCCAAGCAGGACTTTGAGGTTGGGGTGTTTGTAAAAGAAGAAACGCTCCCAAAGCTCTCACCGCGCATTATATGCACGATGAGCGACAACTTCAATGCCTACTTTGGTCCATGGTGTAGTAAATTTGAGAAGCGCATTTCTGACGCAGTCAAAGAAACTGGGTATGCTGTCTTCACGGGGGGTCTGAGTCCAATGGAAAAAGGTCAATGGTATTACGACAATTTGTACCAGGGGAACTATTGGGTCTTAGACATAGATGCGTCTAAGTGGGACGCGAGTGTGCCGGATGAATTCATCGACGCATATTATGACTACTTGATTCGCTGTGGATGGGAAGACGCTAAATTTATGTCCCGCCGTCGTGACTACGTTGTGAAGAAGAGATTTACCAATGGAGCCATGATTAAAGCTCACATCGCTGGAAGGTTTATCACATCGGGAGCCCCTGATACATACATTGGAAACAGTGTTATGAATCTGGCGCTACAAACGTGGTTGGCTTTTCAGTTGACGAATAACAGCCAGCAAGCTAAAGAATTCAAGTACATGATATGTGGAGATGACGCTATAGTAGGCATACCGAAATCCAGTTTCCCGAATACCACCGCTCTGAAAAGAAAGATCATGGAGATACTTGATCTGACTGGAATGGAATTTGAATTGAACATCATCGACTCGAAAGATACTCACCTATTCAGATACTGTTCAGGGTTCTTCGCTCCAAGCGAGAATTTAGAAGGCGGTCCCTCTCTCATACACGTTCCTGAACCTGTGCGCTTCCTTGGGAAGTCGTATTCGTACAGGCCGGAGGTAATGGAGAGCATTTCTTTGGATGAACACCGCAGAGCGGTCAATCTCTGTGGTTTTCATTCGTATTCCCGTGATCCAGTGTGGAGTACCGTGTTTAAGAAGAAGTACTGTTACACCGACTCTGAGGCCAT